AATTAGATGCTCATGTAAATAGTGTTGGAGAATCTATAAGGTTTTTGTTAATGAATTGGCCTCAATTAGAGGCACACATGAATACACAACATTATCAAGTTTTAACGGATGGAACAGATATAGGAGAAGAAGAAATTCATTATCCAGTAGCGAAAGAAATTAAGATTGTTCCTGTTATCGCTGGTGCTGGAGGTAGTACAGGAAAGTTTTTACTAGGAGCAGCTTTAATCGGATTGGCTTTTACTACAGGCGGAGCGTCTTTTGCATTATTAAAAACTGGTGGTATAAAAGCTGCTTTTGGGGCCGCAGGGGTAAAATCTTGGGCTTTTGGTGTTGCAGCGTTAGGAACAGGTCTAGTTTTAGGAGGAGTTACAGATTTATTGTTCCCTCTTCCAAAACCTCCTAAATTTGAAAACGATCAAGATCCACGCATTTCATTTGACTTTGGTGGAACGCCAAATACCTCCAGAGCAGGAACTACGCATCCAATTGTTTATGGTGAGATAATGACTGGATCGACAGTTATTAGTATGAACTTAACGACTGATCAGGTGACAGCATGAGCAAAATAATACGAGGATCTGGTGGTCGTGGGAGAAAAAGTCCATCTAAACCAACACGTGCTCCTGATACTTTAAATAGTAGGCAGTTTGTAACGATCCAAGATTTAATTAGTGAAGGTGAAATAGAAGGATGGGCAACAGCTTCTAAAGAAGGAAGAACACAAGGTACAACTACATATAACACTGCTGCTTTAAAAGATGTTTATTTAGATAACACTCCTGTCCTTAACCCTGGTGCTGATTCAACAGGTCCGTCAGCTACAGATTATAACTTTCAAGATGTAAGTTTTACTCCTCGTTTTGGTACAGGAAATCAATCTCATATTCCTGGTGTTCAACAATCCTCTAGTCCTATTTCTGGTTTTCCAAAGCCATGTACTGTTGCCAATGGTGGTGTTACTCAATCAATTACAAATACAGATGTTGATGCTGTTCGAGTTACTATTAACTTTCCTCAATTACAAGAAGCAAAAGATAACGGTGATTTATTAGGTTCTAGCGTTCAGATAAGAGTTCAAATCCAATACAATTCTGGAGGTTTTTCAACTTTATTTACTGACACTGTTACAGGTCGTACCAGTGATTCATACTCCAAAGATTACAGAATAGAAATTGATGGAGCGTTCCCTGTTGATGTAAGAGTTTTACGCATAACGGCTGATAGCACAACTGCTTCTCTTCAAGATTCTTTTAATGTCTTGTCGATGCAGGAATTAATAGATGATAAACAAACTTATGCTAACAGTGCTTATGCTGCACTAAAGCTTGATAGTAAAATAGTAAATAGTATTCCAAATAGAAAATATAGAATAAGGGGGGTAAAAATTAGGATTCCAGGTGCAGGAGCTTCTGGCTCTGGAACGCCCACTGTTGACAATAATACAGGTCGAATTATATATCCAGATGGTTATATATTTAATGGTACAATGGCTGCGGCGCAGTGGTGTTCATGCCCTGCAATGGTATTACTTGATCTTCTTACTACGAGTAGGTACGGATTAGGAGATCATATAACTGACAGTAATTTAGATTTATTTAGTTTCGTTAATGCCTCTAAATTCGCTAACGAGTTAGTTGACGATGGTTTTGGGGATACTGAAGCAAGATTTAGCTGCAATGTAAATATTGTATCCGCAAACGAGGCATTTACTATTATTGAGGAACTCTGCGGAGTTATGAGGTGTATGCCGATATGGAGTGCAGGAACAATAACAATTGCACAAGATAAACCAACCGATGCAAGTTTTTTATTCAGTCTTGCAAACGTAACGGAAGAAGGGTTTTCTTATTCTGGTTCGTCACTTAAGACAAGACATTCTGTAGTAGCTGTTAGTTATTACAATATGGATTCGAGAGAAATAGATTATGAGGTTGTAGAAGATAGTGCTGCTAAAACGAAGCTAGGAGTTGTCAAGAAAGATGTAAAAGCCTTTGCTTGCACAAGTCGTGGTCAAGCTCAGAGATTAGGAAAGGCAATACTTTTCGCAGAACAAAATGAGTCGGAGGTTGTCGCATTTACTACATCTGTTGATGCTGGAGTAACAATTAGACCTGGAGCAGTGATAGATATAAACGATCCAGTTCGTAGTGGTGTCAGGCGTTCTGGGCGTATAAATACTGCAACAACAACTGCAATTACTGTTGATGATACACAAGATTTATCAACCTTTGGTGGAGCAAATCAAAAAGTTAGTATAGTTATGCCTGATAATTCCGTGGAAACAAAAAGTGTTTTAAGTATTACCAGTGGCGTAATTAGTTTAGGTTCTGCTTTATCTGAAGTTCCTAATGTTAATTCTATTTGGTTTTTAGTTAGTGACACAATTGAAGCTCAAAAATTTAGAGTAATAACTGTTGAAGAAGCTGATGGTATTAATTATAAAATTACAGCCTTATCTTATAAACCAAATAAATATGCAAATATTGAAGAAGGATTATCTTTACCTGCAAGAAGTGTTTCGATTTTAAATCAACCAGCAGAACCACCAACTTCTATCAGTTTTGAAGAGAAAACTGTTGTTAGAAATGGTGTTGCAATTTCAAGGTTGTTTGCAACATGGGTTCCTGTTAATGGTGTTAATCAATATTTAGTTCAATACCGTTTCGCCAATAGTAATTTTGAAAGTCAGGTTGTTTTTAGACCTGATATTCAAATAGATAATAGTGAAGAAGGAACTTACGAATTTAAAATATTTTCTTTTAACGCTTTATTAGAAACTTCTCCGACTTCTTTAGATGCGACTTTTAACGCAGAAGGTAAAACATCTTTGCCATCCGACGTTCAAAATCTAACAGCAGAACCAGTTGGCGATCATTTGATGAGGTTGAGGTGGGATAAGTCAACCGATGCGGACGTTTTGCATGGAGGACGGGTTTATGTCAGGCACTCTAATAAGACTGATGGATCTGGGACTTTTGCAGGTTCAGTTGATCTTGTAAATGCATTGGCAGGAAACACTTCTGAAGCAGTTGTTCCAGCTCTTGAAGGTGAGTATATTTTGAAATTTCAAGATGATGGAGGACGTTTTTCATCGGGTGAAACAAGCATCATTATTGATCTTCCAGATGTAGGACAAGAATTAGCAGTTTTAACAAAAAGAGAAGATTTACTTTCTCAACCGTTTTGCTCAGCTTCTGGGTCGGGTAGTTGTACCAGTACAAAAACAAATGTCACTTATACAGGAGGAGCGTTGCAGCTCACGAATCCTGCTTCTAATTCAACAGGTACCTATGAATTTGCAGATACTTTAGATTTAGGTGCTGTTTTCACATTGACATTAAAAAGACATATTCAAAGTATCGGTGTTTTAGTTGGTAGCGATATTGATGATGTAACGGATTTCGATAGTATTCCTAATTTTGATGGAGATCCTGCTAATGATACTGATTGCCAAGTTTATGTAAAAACAAGTACTGATGCTTCAAGTTACGGTTCGTTTAACGTATTTGCTAATGGAGAATTTAAGGCAAGAGCATTTAAATTTAAAGCAAATCTTTTAACAACAAATACAAACCAGAATGTCAATGTGCAGCAGTTAGGCTATACAGCAATTCTTCCATCAAGGACAGAGCAAAGTACAACAACCATTGCATCAGGAACAGATGCGGGAGGCAAAGCAATTACATTTGCAAAACCATTCTTTGTTGGGACTGCTTCTCTTGGTGGGGCTAATGCTTATTTGCCTTCAATTGGTATTACTGCACAAAACATGGCTTCTGGTGACTTTTTCACCATTACAAGTGTTTCTGGTACAGGGTTTACAGTTAAATTCTTAAATGGTTCGACAGTTCTTGATAGAAATTTCACTTATCAAGCTGTAGGATTCGGCAAAGGGGTATAGAATAGTTCAAAACGTAAAAGCTTAGTGTCACAGGTCACGAATTTTACAGTTGAAAATGCCGCAGGAAGTGTCGTTCGTGCAGACATTAATAATATTCTTGATGCAATAAAAACAAATAATAGCGGCGGTTCCGATCCTAGTAACCCTGTAAAGTTTATGCTTTACGGGAAATCGAGTGATGATAAATTAAAAATATATGATGGGTCGACTTTTAGAGAAATAGGAGATGTTGGAGAAGATAATTTAGGTTTATTGCTTAGATCAGGTGGCACGATGACTGGTGTCATCTTGGCTGACGATGCTTCAGGAGCCAGCACACCAGCAATAGCTTTTGATGGGGATGCAGATACAGGACTATTTAGAAAGGCAGCAAACACGCTTGCCTTTTCAACTGCTGGTTCGGAGAGAGCATTTATAGACAGCAATGGTATAACTGTTCAAGCTCAAGGTGATTTAAGACTTGCTGATTCAGATAGTAGTAATTATGTAGCCCTACAATCAGCCTCAACTGTTAGCTCAAACCTTACGTTTACGTTGCCTTCTGCTGATGGGTCAAATGGGCAGATGCTTCAAACAAATGGATCTGGAGTTCTTAGTTTTACCACTGTTCAAGGTGTTCCTTCAGGTGCTGTTTTTTGTATAGCAGTTGCAACCGTTCCATCTGACTATTTGGAATGTAATGGTGATGCAGTTAGTCGGACAACTTATTCAGCTTTATTTGCTGTTATTGGAACGGCTTATGGTGCAGGAAATGGAAGTTCGACGTTTAATCTTCCAGATTTAAGAGGTGAATTTATAAGAGGTTTTGATAATGGTAAAGGAACTGACTCTGGAAGAGCAATTGCATCAAGCCAAACTTCTCAGATGATGCAGCATAACCATGCTGTTTCTGCTAGTTCTAGTGTCACTGACCCTGGTCACTCTCATGTATATGTCGACCAACAAGCTATTCAGGAAAATTATAGACCGTGGAAAGCAGGTGATAATGATGTAGCTTCAAGAAATAAAAACACAAACAGTTCTACAACAGGTATTGAAGTTAGTACTTCAATCAGTCAGTCAAACCGAGGTGGAACAGAAAACACTGAATCTGCTACAAGTTCACCTGAGAACAGACCTCGTAACATAGCAATGATGTACGTCATCAAAACGTAAATGGCAAACCGCAAAATTTCAGAGTTTACAGCCTTAACGGCTCCAGCGTCAGGGGATACCTTTGCAATTCTGGATGTAGATGCTAGTGGCATAGAGGTAAACAAAAAAATTACATATGCAAATGTTTTAGGTAAAGCACCAGATGGTACTGCTGCGGCTCCAGCATTTAGTTTTAACTCAGATACAAATTCGGGAATTAGTGGTGGTTCAGATACTTTTGTTATAAGCACAGGTGGAACTGCTGCTATCTCTGTTGATAGCTCTCAAAATGTGACGTTGAGTGCGAATTTGACTGTCAGTGGAACGACTACAACTATAGATACGACTACGCTTACCGTAAAAGATAAAAATATTGAAATTGCGAAAGGTAATGGTAATGATGCTGCTGTTGATGGTGCGGGTATAACAATTGATTCAACGGATGGTGATAAAACTTGGAATTGGGTTGATTCAACAGATGCTTGGACAAGTAGTGAACATATTAATTTAGCTTCAGGAAAAGAATATAAAATCAACGGCACAACGATTGCAGGGGCAACAGGAGCAGTCGTTCTTAGTGATGCTCAAAATAATACTGTTGCAGGGTCTAATGCAGGAAATAGTTTTACTGGAACAGATGCCGTTAGCAATACGTTAATTGGATATGATGCAGGAACAGCAATAACAAGTGGGGACGAGAATACAGCAGTCGGTAGAGATGCATTTAAAGCAAATACTGAAGGATCTAGAAATACTTCCCTCGGTGCTTATGCTTTAGATTCTAATACTACTGCTAATGATAATACTGCTATAGGTAGAAGTTCGTTAGCAGCAAATACTACAGGTACTAAAGGTGTTGCTGTTGGTGCTTATACATTAGATCACAACACTACTGGTAGTAATAATACTGGTCTTGGTTATGGTGCTTTATCTGATAACACAACTGGAGCTAATAATACTGCTGTTGGTTATCTAGCATCAATTGCAAATACAACTGGATCAGGTAATGTTGCTCTTGGTTATTACGCTTTAAAAACCAGTACAACACATTCTGGAATCGTTGCTATTGGTGAGAATTGTTTAAAGACAGCAAATGCCAATACTAACAATGTAGCGATTGGCAAGGACGCAATGGAGTTGACTACTACTGGTGCTGGTGTCGCTATAGGTGCTTATGCTTTACACAATAATACGACAGGAACAAGAAATATTGCTATTGGTTATGGCACTTTAGATACGAACGAAACTGGAGATGACAACACTGCTGTTGGTAATCTTGCAATGGACGGCAATACAACAGGACATAGAAATACTGCTGTCGGTGAGCAAGCTTTAACTGCAAACACAACTGCAACTAATAATGTTGCTGTTGGATACCATTCTTTAGATACAAATACGACTGGTTCGGGTATAACTGCTGTTGGTGCATGGGCACTAGATGCCAATACAACTGGAAATGTTAATGTTGCTGTTGGTAAGGAGGCATTGCTTTCTAATACAACTGGTGGCAATAACGTCGCTGTAGGTGCTCAAGCGTTGGATGCAAATACAACTGCTTCTTATAACACTGCTATTGGATATAATGCATTAACTGATAATTCAACCGGAGCAAATAATACTGCTTTAGGTTATCAAGCCTTAGATTCAAACACCACTGCTTCTGAGAATACTGCTATTGGTTATAATGCATTATTAGCAAACACAACAGGTTATGATAATGCTGCTGTAGGAGCTCAATCATTAGCAGCTAATACAACAGGACTTGGCAACACTGCCCTTGGTAAAGATGCTTTAAAAGTCAGTGTAGATGGTAGTTATAACACTGCTGTTGGACGTAGAGCTTTAGATGCAAATACCTCTGGCTCTTATAACGTAGCGATGGGTAATAGTTCATTAGACGAAAATACTACTGGAAGTGGTAACACTGCTATAGGTACTCAATCCTTACAGATGAGTACAACTGCATCTAATAATACGACTATTGGTTATCAGTCATTAAAAGCAAACACAACTGGAACAAGGAATACTGCTGTTGGAGCAGACTCTTTACAAGCTAACACAACAGCTAATTATAATACTGGTTTAGGTTATTACGCATTAAAATCAAATACAACAGGTACTCATAATACTGCTGTTGGTGATTATGCTTTACATGGTAACACAACATCTAATTATAATACTGCTGTAGGTCAAGCTACTTTACATGTTAGTACTGGAGCTAATAATACTGCTGTCGGTTCTTCTGCTTTAAATGCAAACACAACTGCTGGGGAAAATACTGCTGTAGGTGCTTTTGCATTAGAAACTAATACGACAGGTGACGCCAATACTGCTGTAGGTGCTGATACTTTAGAAGCTAATACAACAGGTTATGCTAATACTGCTGTTGGATACCATGCGTTAGAAGCTAATACAACTGCAAACAACAATACTGCTGTTGGTAATAGTGCTCTACTCAAGAATACAACAGGAACAAGAAATACTGCTGTCGGATCGTTAGCTTTAAAAGTTGCCACGACTGGAGATGACAACACTGCTGTTGGTTTAGGAGCAGGTTTCGACCTTACAACTGCAAGCGATTGCACTCTAATTGGTTCTTATGCAGGTACGAATATCACAACAGGTGATAGAAATACTGCAGTTGGTAAGGGTTCATTACTCAATACTACAACAGCAGAAAAGAATACTGCTTTAGGAATGAATGCATTACTTACTAATACAACAGGAGAAAAGAATACTGCTGTTGGAGAGAATGCATTATCATATAACACTACTGGAACAAGAAATGTAGCTGTTGGTAGAGAAGCACTAGAAGACAATACAACATCTACCGATAATGTTGCTGTTGGTCATCAAGCATTACATGCAAACACCACTGCAAATAGTAATACTGCTGTTGGTGGTTACGCCTTATATGCAAATACGACAGGTGCAGAAAATACTGGTTTAGGTCTTTCAGCTTTACAGTCAAATACAGAAGGTGACAATAATACTGCTGTTGGTAGACATGCTTTACATGCAAGTACGACTGGAAATTATAACACTGCTGTTGGACATAATGCGTTAGATGCAAATACAACAGGTAGCTATAATACTGCCATTGGTAGACTCGCTTTATCTGCAAACACAACTCCAAGTAATAACACTGCTGTTGGTAACTATGCTTTAGGAGTTAATACAACTGGTGAGGGTAATACTGCTGTTGGTTCTCCAGCTTTATATCAGAATACAACTGGTGATTATAATACTGCTATAGGGAGGAAAGCTCTTGAATCAAACACAACTGGCGATAGAAATGTTGCTGTAGGTCTAGAAAGTTTAGATGCTAATACAAATGGAACAAGAAATACTGCTATTGGTACATATGCATTAAGTGCAAATACAACTGCTAATGACAATACAGCAGTAGGAGATGCAGCTTTAGTTGCTAATACAACTGGTGATTATAATACTGCTATAGCAAGGGCTTCTTTATCATCAAACACAACAGGACACAGAAACACTGCTGTTGGTTATAATTCTTTAACTGCAAATACAACTGGAGCTAATAATGTTTCTGTTGGTCTTGATTCATTAAAGTCAAATACAGAAGGTGACAAAAATACTGCTATTGGTAGAAGTGCATTAGATCAAAATACGACTGCAGACGACAATGTTGCCGTAGGTTATTATGCATTAACTAACACCACAACAGGTCATAGCAACACTGCTGTTGGTACTCAAGCTTTAATCAATAACACAACTGCTGATTACAATACTGCTGTAGGTGCCTTTAGCTTAGATGCTAATACAACAGGAGCAAGAAACACTTGTGTAGGCTACGGTGCTTTAACTGATAATACAACTGCAGAGGAGAATACTGCTATGGGTTATCACTCTCTTTATGCAAACACTACAGGACAAAACAATACAGGTCTTGGTTATGGAGCATTATCAGCTACTACAACTTCTTCTTATAACACCTCTGTAGGTTCTCATTCTCTACAAGACAATACAACAGGTGCTAGAAACACTGCTGTTGGTTATAAGGCACTAGCAGATAATACGACAGGTAGTGATAATGTTGCTGTTGGTGATCTTGCTCTTGAACTCCATACTACTGGAAGTCATAATATTGCTATAGGAAAAAGTGCTTTAGCTGCGAATACAACTCAGTCTTACTCTGTAGCTATTGGTAAAAGTGCTTTAGCAGCTAATACCTCTGGATCTGGAAATCATGCTGTTGGTTATGGTGCATTACAAGCAAATACGACAGGAGAGCACAATACTGCTTTAGGTCAAAACTGCTTAGAAAAAGTCACTACAAATAGTAATAATACTGGTATTGGTTATAACGTCTTATACGACAACACAGGACAAAATAACACTGCGGTAGGTTCTAAAGCCTTATATGAAAACACTTCAGGAAACCAAAATACTGCAATTGGTACTGAATCAATGCAGAACAATACAACAGGAGCTAGTAATGTTGCTGTTGGTTATGAGACATTAAGGGATAACACAACTGCAACTAGACATACTGCTGTTGGTTATGCAGCTTTAAGAGCCAATACGGATGCAAGCGATAATACTGCTCTTGGTTATGTTGCTTTATATCTAAATACAACTGGCGAGAGAAATACTGCTGTAGGTTCTGAAGCATTAGATGCTAATACAACAGGTCAATATAATAATGCTTTTGGTCGTGCTGCATTAGGTTCAAACACAACAGGTAATTCTAATACTGCTTTAGGTCTAAATGCATTAAGTGCAAACACTACTGCATCTTATAACACAGCAATAGGTGTTGCTTGTATGGAAGTAAATACAACAGGTGGTAGTAATACTGCTGTTGGTTATCTTGCCTTAGATTCTAATACAACTGGCTCCAGTAATACTGCTGTTGGCAAGGAGGCAGGGACAGCAATAACAACAGGTGTAGAGAATACAATTGTTGGCATTAATGCTGGAGATGCAATAACAACAGGTAATGAAAACTGTGTAGTAGGAAAAGGAGCTCTAACAACTTGTACTACAGGTGGTCAGAATGTTGCGATGGGAAGCAATGCTGGTCAAGTAATTTTAGATGGTATTAAAAATACATGTATTGGATTTGATTGCGGTAACGGTATAACAAGTGGGGATAATAATATGACACTTGGAAACCAG